CCCCGCCGTTGTCTACGGTGATTGTCTGGAACACGCGCGGAAACAGCGCCCCGAACCTCCGTTCAATACGGTTCAGGGCGCGAACTGTGCTGATTGCGGTTCGGTCGCGCATTTTCTCTATAATTTCTTTTCGCGTCAGGCGCTCCGTCATAACCAGCAAGGCGCATGAACCCTCTTTGCTTGAATATACGGTGTCCATTTCCCAATGCCCGAAAGTGATTCTCTGGTTAATCACTTCCGGGCGTTTTTCTATGCTCTCTCCGCGCGGTGCGCGTTTCGTCGTTTTAACTTTGTGATATGGACGCTTCCGCTTCGGCTTTTCTGGTAAGTCTTTATTCGTCAGGTTCAAGAAAACGCCCTTTTCAATGTAGCTGTAAAACGTGCTGACGCAAATAGAGGTTTTGAACGTCCGGCCCTCTAACTCTATGTCGGCAAGGGCCGCGGCGGGCGAACGGTCTTCTTCAATGACCTTGCGTTCCAAATAGTCGGCAAGTTCGCGGTCATTGCCGATTTTCAGCGGTGCGCCTTTTGCCGCGAGGTTTTCGCGGTATCTCCGTTCTGCTCCGTCCGGGTTGTATCGGTCTTCCGTAATCCATGTTGCACCGTCCAGCCACTCCCAACGGGAACGCTTGATTTCTCTGTAAATCGTGCTGACGTGAACGTGAAGTTCCGCCGCGATCTGCTTCGGCGTATCGCCGCGGTTCAAGCCGTATTCGATTTTCCGCCGATCTGTAAGCTGTAAATGACTGAAACAATGCCCCATGCTATAACCTCCCAATATGCGAAACCCGCCCAAACTATCAAGCCGGGCGGGTTTTGTTCCTCTTTTCAGCGGTTCCCCGCAAAAAGATTATAACAATACTTTTATACTAACGCAAGTATAAAAAACTATTGCTCATTTTCTGTCAGCCATTCCATAGATACACCAAGTATCTTCGCAAGCACCGCAAGTTCATAATCGGTCACAAAGCGGGTCCCGATTTCAATTCTGCTTACGCTGTCCCGCTCCATTGTAATTCCTGCAACTTGTAGACGCGCCGCAAGGTCTGTTTGCGTGATATTCAGCCGGGCGCGTGCTTCTTTGACGCGATTTCCGCAAAGGTTCTTTCGTCCCTTGTAGTCGTATATCTTCAACCGCCGATTCCTCCTTTTGTGTTAAAGGTCTGCATTTTTCTTGACTTTAACACAACAAGCGTTGATAATTGTGTTAAAGGTCAGAATCCAGAAAAAGCAATGGTTCCGGCCTTTGAAAATAACGCAAGCCGCCCGGACGCTGGGCGGCAGAACGGAGGATTCTACATGAAAAAGGTTCTATCTCTTGTCCTTGCGGCGGTGCTTGCCGCGTCCCTCTCCGCCTGCGGCGGCGCTCTTGTCGATCTGGACACGCCCAAATCGGAGGAACTGACGGCGCAGTATGATTTTTACCCCGATGCCATGAACACCATTCGGGCGGATATGAAAATCACTCCCGAACAGGCCGATGAAGTCTTTATCATTCTGACTTCCTGCGGCCTTGATGGGAAGATTACAAGCATTTCCGAAAGCAAGGGCGCGTATACCGTCTATTACGGCGGTTCATCCCTCGACGTTGCACTTTCTGACGGTGCGGTTGAAGCCGTCTATTCCGGGCGTGATATGCTGTACCCCGAATATCACAAGCACAATGTCTTGATGGACTATGACTTGACCGTAAAGGACGTGAAAACGGGTTCCGGCGATAAAATCGGTGAATACGCCTATATCCGCATTACGAAAGCACAGCTTCAAGCCATTACGGAAGAAAACTACAAAGAATTCGTTGAAACCGTCGTCAAGGACAGCGGCTACAACTGGGTTGCAATTCTTTGCGATGACGGCACGGGTATTTGTTTCCCCGGTTCTATGTACTATGTCGGTACATACGGGAAGCAAGATACCGACGGTTCTATTCTTGAAGATTACGGCGCTATCACGCTGGATGAAAACGGCGGCTATACATACGAACAGTTCTGAACAGCAGGAAAGCAAAAGCGACGGGCGCAACGCCCGCCGCTTTCTTTATGCCTTTTCCTGCTCCGCGTCTGCCGCGGCCTGAACCTCTGCCGCGAACTGCTCCGGCGACAGTCCCAACACCGCCGCCGCCCGTTCGTCCATCAGCGATTCGATCATATCGTTTATGCTATCAAACCCGCTTGCCTTTGCCGCTCTCTGATATACGGACTTCTTGCCTTTCTTTACATACGGGTAAATCCTGTCATAGTTTTTGCTGTTGTATTTCCGCTTCGCGTCTGTCGCGGCTTTCCCGCGTGGGTTTCCATATTTGCTTGCCATTGTCACCACTCCTTTACTTGTCCATTTTATCACGCTGTTTATACTAACGCAAGTATAAAAAACGTACAATCTATCGTTAGTATATTTGTGCATCATTCCAACTTGTATTTATACTAACGTTAGTATATAATCATAATCAGAAAGGGAAAACAAAGCCGCCCGGTTGTCGGGGCGTAGAGTTCGACAACAGCCAACCTTACGGGCTGACACGAAAAGGGAACCGACACGGCGTACAACAACACTTCGACTTCTGGTTTTTATATATGGGGGTAATCAATATGAAAAAGTTCGAGATCGGCAAGGAATATTTTGACCGTAGCGCCTGCAATCACGATTGCATTTTCACCATCAAGATTATCAAGCGCACCGAAAAGACGGTGACGTTCGAGCGTAACGGCAAGACCCGCCGCGCAAAGCTGTTCTTCGATGAACGCGGCGAATATATCATTCCCGAACGTTATTCTATGGCCCCGGTCTTCCGTGCTGAAAACGAGGTTCAGCCGGAAGAGGAACCCAGCGTCGAGGAAGCCGCCGAAACGTCCTGCGGCGTTGAGATCGTCCAGCCCGCCGACGCGAACACCGTTGTTATGGTGGGTCAGCGCGTCGAACGTATCTGCGGCGCTTGCTATCCTCCGCAGGGCGGAACCGTCATCGGCTTTGTTAGCCTGCCTGATACCCGTTTCTTTCACGGCGGCGTTTTCGCTATGGTCCTGTATGACGGCGCAAAGGCTCCTGAACGTGTCCGCCTGTCCGACATTCACCGCCGCGGGTGGCGCTCTCCCGGCGGTTCTCCGTTGGGTGTGTTCGTCGCCTGACGCTTTACCGGGGCGGCGGTTTCCGCCGCTCCCTTTTCGCGCCGCTGTATCTACCGCAACGGCGCAAATTTTTTCTGCTTTTTCGCATTTTCCCTATTGACTTTATACTAACGTTAGTATATAATAAGAGCATAAAGAAAGGGGGTGACAAGGTGAAGAAGAAAAAGAAAAAGCCCACGAAATCGCGGGTCGATGTTCGGACCATCGTAATAACCGCAATCGTGGACTTTCTGGTAGGGCTTGCGTTACTGATAATTGATAAGCTGACGTAAGCCGAAACCCCGTATTCTATGGGCGGGTTCACCGCCCACCCATAGAATACACTTTTTCTTCTGAACTGTCAATCATGCTTGTGAAACTTGCAATATTCCTAATCGCCGCCGCCGTTGTAAAACTCGTTATTTCCGCCGTGATTTATGTTATCCGCAAAAGAAAGGGTGAATGACTATGAAATTCAAAAAGCAATCTAACGTTGCTTTCTTTTCCAAGTATACCCGTGAAGACGGAAAATTCACAATCGAAAGCGTGGACCGCCGCATAAACGGAACCTTTAAGAACGTCTTTGAAGTGACAGACGAAACCGGGAAAGTGATTGATACGCTCCCGCGCTTAAAGGACGCGAAAGCGAAATACGAAAACGCATGACAGGAAACGAAAAAAGCCCGCCGGGGAATGACCCCCGACGGGCTTTCGTTTTTGTCCGAATCGGACGTGTTTAGTTTTCTGCGGGTTCGGTCTGGACGGCCTGCTCTTCGATGCCGACAAGCAGGCTTTCCACGGATGGGGTTTCGATGTAGCCTTTCAAATTCTCATTCGCGCCCCATGCTTTCTTCGCTTCCTCTAAAGCGGCTTCGATCATTTTTTCAATATCGCTGGACGTGAAAAGCAGTTTCAGCACCGCCGGGATTCGCTGATAAATCCAGTCCGCGACGGCGGCGTATTTCAGGGAACCCGTACCGCTTCCGAACTGCTTTTCGGCCTGCGTTACAAGGTTGAAAAGGATTTGCTTCAAAATCTTTGTTTCGCCGCGCTTGATAAGCACGACAACCACCGCGAGGAAAGCGACGACGACAAGCACGCTGTCCCAATTCGCCGCGAGGAATGCAAGAACGTTCATTTCCGTTTCTCCTTTCGATCTGTCAGCCGATGACGGTACAGCCGGATTCAGGGACCCAGCCCAAACCGTCGATGTGTACGCCGCACTTGCGGCCCGTGTAGTAATACTTCACTGTGTACGTTCCGTTCACAGTCTTACCTTGTCCGCCGCCGTTGCTGTCGCGGTACAGCGGGCCGGAATACTTCACCTTTGCGCCGACACGCATTTTCGGCGCGGTCGTTCCGTTCCCGACAGCCTGCACGTCCGCCGCATTGACCCAGCCGTAAACGGTGGAACCGCCGCCGGGCTGTTTGATAAGGTGGTACGGGTGCTTTGCCCCCTTTGCAAGCGCCGTTACCTTTGCCGTTCCCGGCTTGCAGACCGTGCCGCTTGCCGCCGCCGCGTTGGTGTAATGGGTGTT